CCCCAACATGACACTTATTAATACTTATTATAATGTCGCTTCGACTTGTGTGACTGGACTCTTGCTTGGATCTTCTTCTTTAGCAGCTATCGTAATACTTACCAGAGCTCGTTCTTTCTTTACCATTAGTGGTTGGAATCGTATCGAGTACTCGCTCCCTAGAATTGGGTTGATGCATGTTATTCGAAAAGTTTTCTATTCTCAAGCAGAACAGTTGCATTATGAACAAACAAAACAGTTGATGAACAAATATGATGAAGATGCCGGAGTTGAGGCTGGTCCGGATGGGAAACCTACCAATGAGTATGGTATACAAGATGGACCAGAAAAGCGTGGACCACACCAGTTAGGTCGATTTATTCGACAAGTAGTTTGTGCTGTCAAAGTAAAATTTGGCGTGCCCAAGCGTAACGATGCTAACCGGATGGCGGTTCGCGATTATGCAGTTAGGATCATGAAAGAGGTTGGACATCGTCCATCTCATATCATTCGAGATGTTCCTGTTGTTGTTAGACTTGTCTTTCAACCAACGGATGAAGAATTGGTGCAGGCTCGGTTGGAGTCTTATCCAATGGCCGAACTAGAGCGAGTTCAGTATGAGCACGCTCTGGGTAGGCGCGAATGTTAGGCGGGCCCGGCTTATCTTGACGGGGTGGAGACTTGTACTAAAGCTGATCTCTCTTTAGTTTCCACCGTGATGACCGTCAAGAGAAAACCGGGCCAAGCACGATCTCGTCACGTGGCTGCACTAATCAACAATACAAATGGTGTTGATTACCGCGTGCACAACAGTAGTATGAATAATTTGGAGCGTGCAATTGTCGAAAGGGTGTTTCTTGTTCAGGAGAAAGGTGTGTTCAAGAGGCCCCCTCAGGCGATCCATGGAGCGTTCAAGACAAGACTGTCTGAATTTAAGCGATTACTCTGTAAACGTATAGTACCGACCACCAGATATACCAACGAAGAATTTCTTCGAACGTATACTGGTCGCAAGCTTACTGTTTATACGAATGCAATTGCAAGCCTTAGGACGAGGCCTCTGCAACTTAAAGATAGTTACGTCTCGGCGTTTGTCAAAGCTGAAAAGATTAATTTCTCTGCGAAAGCTGACCCTGCTCCCAGGGTCATTCAGCCTAGACATCCACGTTATAATGCTGCTGTTGGTGTTTATATTAAGAAAATTGAACATCTTATATATCATAAAATAGCAAAGGTTTTTAGGGCCCCCACAGTTGTTAAGGGAATGAATGCCGCCGAACTAGGTCAAGTTGTGAACCAGAAATGGAAGAAATACACCAACCCAGTTGCTGTTGGTCTTGATGCGTCAAGATTTGATCAACATACTGGAGTTGAAGCTTTGGAGTGGGAACACTCCATTTATAAGCGATTCTATCCTGGTGACCGCCGCTTAGCGAAACTGCTTAAACAACAGGTTCGTAACGTTGGGTATGGAAACACACCCGACGGAAAGGTTATGTACAAGACGGAAGGGTGCCGAATGTCGGGTGATATGAACACCGGCTTAGGCAACTGTCTATTGATGTGCGCAATGATTTACAGTTACATGCAAGATAAACCATTTAAATATGACTTGCTAAATAACGGTGATGATTGTACATTAATCTTTGAGCGGAAATACTTAGACCGAATCCAAGATTTACCAGAGTGGTTCCTTCAGTTAGGTTATACTATGAAGGTTGAGCCTCCCGTGTTTATCATGGAACAGATTGAGTTTTGCCAGACTCATCCTGTGTTCGATGGATTTAGACATGTTATGGTACGCGATCCTCGCGTGTGTCTTACGAAGGATTTGATTACTTTGAAGAATGTATCCACAATAAATGCATGGAAATATCAAATGCAAGCTATTGCAGATTGTGGACTGGCGGCATATGGAAACATGCCATTGTTTTGCGATTTTTATAATCAACTAAACATTGGTGGCCGTCATAAGAAAGCATCGAATCATGAATTTGAAAATGGACTAGAATGGTTAGCACAGCGTATGAATGTTGGATATTCCAAACCAACAGCTCATGCACGTTTTTCCTTCTGGTTGGCGTTTGACATCACTCCTGATGAGCAGGTGACCATTGAACATTATTATCGCTGTCGGAAAACACTCGAGTTTTCTCCTGGCCCGGTTGGTTTTTATAACAAACCACCGGAATTATATATTACAAGACCAGATTACTTGAGGTAACTACGCTATCATCCCAATAGCTCATTTTACTTTCTGTTATTTAATAGATTTACTATCGTATTTATTTACTTTATTCCAATTACTACTATCAATATGGCTATGGTACCAATGGCAGAATATGGAGCCCAGGCTGGCAAGTATGTCATTCAGCAGGCGGCTATGGCACTTGCTAATAAAGTCGGGCAAGAAATCCAAGAACATGTCACATTCGAGAATGTGGGCAAAGCTCTCAAAAAGCTTGCCCCGGGTAAGAAAAATAAAACTGTTCGCGCGGCGGCTAAGAGAATCATTTTCAATTCGCAGGGCAATGTCGTTAATGCTCCTGCGGCCAAATCTTATGCTGTTCGTCGCACTGCTCCTAGGTTTCGCTCAACCGCTGGTAGGTACATTGTATCTAACCGTGAGTTCGTGAGTGAGATCAGTGGAAATACTACTTTTGGTGTCTCTCAGTTCACTATTCAACCAGGATTTGGTCAAACTTTTCCTTGGTTGGCACAAATATCTAACACCCATCAAAAGTACCGTTTCACTTCCCTTAAATTTACCTATGTCCCACTAGTTGGAACAGATCAACAAGGAAGAGTTACTTTAGTTTATGCAGTCGACCCGCTTGACCCAACCCCAATAAGCAAGCAGGAACTATTTCAATACCCAACATCTCACGAAACTAACGTCTGGACCTCAAACGACTGTATCGTTCAACAACAACCAACTCCATTATTTACCAGAGCTTCGTACGTCGATAATACTGATTTGAAAACGTACGACTTTGGCCAGATCTTTGTTGGTGTATCTAATACAGCAGTCAGCACGGTAATCGGCGAATTATTTGTCGAATATACCATTGAGTTAATCACACCAAAACCAAGTCACTGTCCAGCATCCACCCTTTATTTTACAGGCACCAGTCTCAATGTCCATCGTCAATTCGAGGGACCTGACCCTAACGATACGTCGTACAAGGTGTACTTTCCTGGTGGAACGTGGTACGGTGCTGTCAATCAAGCAGAAGATGAAGATGCAATATACTTCGAGACCACTGGGACGTTTATCGTCACACAAACGATCAATGCGCCTAGTGGTACAATTGGAAATGTGCCTGCGGTCACCGCTAGCTCAGGGACAGTATTACATACAAGTGCATCGAAAGACGCTAACGGTTGTGACTCAATCATTGTCGTGTCCATCACGGCACCTTACCAGAACGTCACGTTCACTTCACTAGGTACATGGGAGGGCATTACGTCCTTCGAGTACCATGTGGCAATCTACACACCAGACACCACAACACTAATTGGCAAAGAGGCTTAACCTCGGTTGCTAGTGTAAATTATATATATATATTTGATAGGTATACTCTGCGGAGGATAAATGGAAGAACATTCGCTGTGGGAGGCGATTTTGAAAACAGAAAATTACTGGCTAGGCCCAGGATAAAAATTAAACATATTTAAAC